ATTATCTGAATTACATCGTTAGGCAGGACAACGATGCGATAGGGATCTTCTACAGCGTGTTTAAGGACGCGCTGATGAATAAGGGCGGCTTCGTGAAGTGGTGGTGGGACGACAGCATCGAAGTTCATACCCATACCTTTGAGGGGTTGGACGAAGGTGCGCTCGGTCTGATCCTGCAAGAAGAGGGCGTCGAAGCCGTGTCGGTCGAGGGACGACCAATGCCCGGCATACCGCCAGAACAAGCCCAAATGATGGAAGAACAGGGTCAGCCAGTCCCGCAGGTTTACGATGTCGAGATAAAGCGTCAGCGCAAGCGCAATAAGGTCAGGATCGAAACGATGCCGCCCGAAGAGTTCTTCGTGGACGCGGCTGCTACCTCGCTGGATGATGCGATGGTCGTAGGACATCGCACGATGGCGACCGTTTCCGATCTCGTCGCGCTTGGCTACGACCGGGAGATGCTCGACGATCACCTGTCCGACGATTTTGCGTTCGTTGATAGCGATGAATACACGGCGCGTTACTCGCACACAGAGATGCCAGGCCCCGTATCGGCGTATGAACGTAGGCGCGTTTTGTATACTGAGGCGTGGTGCTACATCGACTACGACGGTGATGGGATAGCTGAACTCAGGCGTGTTTGTACGGTCGGCAACAGCTACGAGGTTGTGAACAACGAGCCAGCGGATTCGATTCCGTTCGCCATGTTCGCTTGCGATCCCGAACCTCACGTTTTCTTCGGTAGCGATATTGCGGACCTTACGAAAGATATCCAGCGCGTGAAGAGTGCAGTGTTGCGCGGGATGCTCGACAGCCTCTCGTTCGCGCTGTACCCGAGGACAGGTGTAGTCGAGGGTATGGTGAATATCGACGATGTGCTGAACCCAGAAGTTGGTTCAATCATCAGAATGCGTCAGCCTGGCATGGTCCAGCAGTTGGATGTGCCTTTCCTGGGCAAAGATGCTTTCCCGATGATTCAGTATCTCGACAGCATGAAAGAAGCGCGAACCGGGCAGACAGCCGCGAGCCAGGGGCTGGACCCCGATGTGCTGCAATCGACTACCAGAGTTGCTGTGACCGCCACGATAAAAGGTGCCGAACAGCATCTGGAGATGATGGCGCGGCTTTTTGCTGATAGCTTCAAGAGAATGTTCAAGGGCGTACTCAAGCTCGTCATCACGCATCAAGATCGTGAGCGGATTGTTCGGTTGCGCGACGAATGGGTGCCCGTCGATCCGCGTGTCTGGGACTCAACTATGGATGTCAGCGTGTCCGTAGGGCTTGGTGTGGGCACGACCGACGAACGGTTGGCTGTGCTGAATCAGGTCGCGGTGCGCCAGCAGGAGGCGATGGAAAAGTTGGGATCCAACAACCCGCTGGTCGGGTTGGGTCAGATCAGGAATACTCTGTCTAAAATGTTGGAGATCAGTGGTTATCCCGATTCTAACCAATTCTTCAAGCCGATTCCTCTAGACTACGAGCCGCCACCGCCTGAACCGCCGAAACCAACACCGGAAGAGTTGCTGGCACAGGCGCAGATGGCCGATATCCAGGCGCGTACCGCTATCGACGAGCAGAAAATCCAGCTTGCGTCGATGAAGCAGCAGCAGTTGGACGAGCGGGAGAGCGCCAGGATCGCTGGTGATCTGGCGATCAGGGAGTTCCAGGCAGAATCGAAATTTGAGGATGATGTCGATCTTGAGCTTATCAAGGCGAGCCTCAAGGAGGGACTCTAGGTGGATCTGAATAGCGAGCAGAAAGGACGCCGCGCCAAGGAAATCCTTGACGATCCAGTGTTTGTGGGGGTTATCCACACCACCAGGGAGGGTATCCTTGCTCAGTGGAACCTGACCGATTTCGATCAGACCGAGGCGCGAGAGAGCTTGTACCACCAGAGTCGTGCTATTGACGAAATACTGCGTGGCTTGCGAACATTGGTCGCTGATTGGACTATGGATCAATCACGCAACAGACCCAAGAAAGGAAGGAAGTGATGAGCGAAGCCGGTACGAAACAAGCTGGCCCACGCTCTATAGGTGATATTGAGGGCGCTTTTGGTCAAATGCTCACCGGAACCGAAGAGCAACCCCAGGAAGATTCTTCTAAAGAAGAGCAGCCTTCTACGGATTCTTCGGACGTAGAGCAACAGGATGCCGAGTTAGCCGATGACTCGGTGGTGGATGAGCAGCACGATGACGAAACGGACGACGAACAACTCGACAGCGAACGTCAAAAGTTTACCGTCACTATTGACGGTAAGCCCGAAGATGTGCCGCTGGACGAACTCATCGCCGGATACCATCGCCATGCTACATACACAAGAAAGAGCCAGCAGCTCGCACAGGAACGTCAAGGTTTCGGTGCAGAGCAACAGGCTCTACGGCAAATGTACCAGCAATACCAAGGGGTACTTAGCCAACTCCATGAACAGATGGAAGCCGCCAACAAACCGCCAAATATGGATTGGGACGCTCTTGAACGAGAGAATCCGGTCCAGTGGCTGAAGCTCAAAGAACTGGAGCGACAGCGGAATGGTGAGATACAGGCGGTACAAGCCGAACAGGCGCGTATGCAACAACTTCTTGCCGGTGAAAACGACAAGAAACTGCAAGAGCGTCTGGTGGTCGAGCAGAATCTGGTATTGGAGAGAATTCCCGAGTGGGCTGATAGAGATCTACAAGCCAATGAGCAGCGCAAGCTCGTTGAGTTCGGTAGGGAGATTGGGTTCAGCGACGACGAACTCAATACGCTTTATGATCATAGGGCGTTGGTCGTGTTACGCGATGCGATGCGCTATAGGGAACTCACGAATGGCGACAAGATCACAGCGGCCAAATCAAAAATCGGCAGCGTCAAAGGCGGCAACCAAGAGACATCCCGCCGAGTACGCTCCCGTCAGGTGAAAGCGAAGAGAGCACAGTTGAGAAAGACCGGTAAGGTCGATGATGCTGCGGCTTTATTTGCTGACATATTGACGGAATAACCGGAGACAAACGATGGCGGTAATTACCGACACCTTTTTGACCTATGACGCGAAGGGCATTCGGGAGGATATCAGCGATCTGATTAGTGATATCAGCCCTACTACAACGCCTTTCCAGAGCAACATCGGGTCGAGGGACGCGACGAACACGTACTTTGAGTGGCAGACAGACAGCCTTGCTACGGCCAGTGCTACGCCGGTCGTTGAGGGCCAGGATCTGTCGGCATTCACGGCAGTCACTCCAACCGTCCGCCTTGGCAACTACTGCCAGATCAACATGGTGGACTTCATCATCTCGGGCACCGAGCAGCGTGTGGACAAGGCTGGCCGTGCGTCTGAGATAGGTTACCAGGCGGCTAAGGCTGCCAAGGAACTCAAGCGCAACATCGAAGTGGCTTGCTTGCTGAATGGCGTTGGTGCGGTTGTTGGTGCGACCGCGACAGCCCGCGTCACTTGCGGTTTCCCAGGCTGGCTGAAGACCAACGAGACTTCCACGAACGTGACGGCACCGAGTTACACGGGTTCAACCCCGACAGGTGCGGCACAGGTGTGGAAGACTTTCGGGACGCCTACGGCGTTCACGGAGGCGATGCTCAAGACCACGATGCAAGAGTGTTATTCCAGTGGTGGCGAGCCGTCGATGCTGATGGTTGGTCCGTTCAACAAGACGCAGGTGTCAGGCTTCAGTGGCATCGCGTCGAGCCGCTACAACGTGGACGGCGCGGAGCCGTCAGTGATCATCGGGGCCGCAGACATTTATGTCAGCGACTTCGGTAATCTGTCCGTTGTGCCGAACCGCTTCTTCACATCAGTCATCGACGCTGGTGCGGGTTCGCTGATGAACAACTGGGCGTTCTTGATCGACCCAGACGAGGTGAAGATCGCGAATCTGCGGCCTTACACCATCGAAACATTGGCGAAGACAGGTGACGCTGATAAGCGGATGGTGCTGAGAGAGTGGGGACTTCAAGTGAATAACGAGAAGGCCCACGGTGTGATCGCCGGAATCACCTCGGCGTAGATCTACTGGTGGGGTGGGGGCTTCGGCCCCCGCCCCCTAGTAGGCACAATCATATCTATGAAACGGCAACTGGATTACGATCCAGCCACGGGTATCACGCAGTGGTTTCATTACGATGAGATCACGGGTGATATCGGACTAGAAACCAAGCAAGACGTTACGGCTGTGATTGAGGGCACCAAGGGTGCCTTCAACCCCGTGGACGAACGTGCGCCGTGGAAGGGTGACGTACATAAGGTTGCGTCGATCCCGCTGGTCATCTACAACGAACTCGCGAAGATATCGAATAACTTCAAGGATCAGCGCGTGATCCGTAAGTGGCTGAACGACCGAGATAATTCGGTGTTCAGGACGAGGCCGGGGAGAGTCTGATGGCGATCACGACCTACGCGGAATTGCAGACTGCCACGGCTAATTGGCTCGACCGCACCGACCTGACGGCGCGTATCCCAGAGTTCATCGAACTCGCGGAAGCGAACTTCAACCGCGTGATACGTCAGCCCGACATGATCGCGAAAAACGATTCGTTCTCCATAGCTGGCCGCTACACGACGTTGCCCACCGACACGTTGGAGATCGTCAGAATCGTGGTCGATCTCACGCCGGTCATCGTACTAGAGTATCTGACGCCCGAAGAGATATCGCAGCGCAGGATCGTGATGACCTCTACTGGCAAGCCGTACTATTTCACGACGATTGGCGGTTCGACCAACCAGTTGGAGGTCTTGCCTTCACCCGATTCGACTTACACATCGTCCATCGTCTATTACACGCGAATAGCCGCGCTGACCGATTCGGCTACGACTAATTGGCTACTCGACTCACATCCCGATATCTATCTGTTCGGGACGTTGGTGGAAGCAGAGCCATACCTCAAAAATGACGAGCGTATGCCGATGTGGACTTCCAGGCTCGACAAGGCACTCAACGCTCTGGGGTTGCAGGGACAGCGGGAGCGCCACACCGCTTCCGGCCTCCGAATGCGCTCACGGGTGCTAGGATAAAACATGGCTAATCCGACTACGAATCTCGGTATGACTAAGCCCACCGTTGGTGGGTCTACGGATACCTGGGGCACGACACTTAACGAGAATGTCGTAGACATCATCGACGCGCTGTTCAGCATCAGCGGCACCGATGTCACTATGTCCGACATCAAGTTCAACTCCGTAGGTGTGCAGGAGACGGGTGCCGGAACCGATACAGTCAAGATTCAAGCTCCTGCTGCGGTTACCCAGTACACACTTACGATGCCAGGAGCAGTCGGCGCTTCTGGTCAGGCTCTCCGTGCCTCCGATGGTGCTGGCGCTTTGGAGTGGTACACGCCCGCTGATGTGGGCGACATTACATCCGTAGTAGCTGGTGCGGGAATGACGGGTGGAGGCTCATCGGGTGCTGTCACTCTGGATGTGATCGGTACAGCCGACAAGATTACGGTAAGCGCAGATGCGCTAACCATCGCGTCGACTTATGTCGGCCAGACTTCGATCACCACGCTCGGTACGATAGCAACGGGGGTATGGGAAGGAACCGACATCGACGCTGGTCAGCTTGCGGGTTCGACTCTCCGTGCCACGATCACGGGATCTAGCCTGACTTCGGTCGGCACACTCACAAGCCTTGCGGTTACCGGCGGCGGGTCACTGACTGGTACATGGACAGACCTGGGGTCGGTCACAACCGTCGATATCAATGGCGGCACGGTTGATGGGACCACTATCGGGGCGAGTACAGCGTCTACCGGAGTCTTCTCGCAGCTATCTGTTGATGGCACAGCGGATGCCGTCCAGTTGCTCGTACAAGCACATTCTACACAGACCAATGAGCTGGTTATTTTCGAGAATAGTGCTGGCACTAATTTGCTTGAGTTCACCAACGCCGGGAACATGGAGCTAAAGACCGGCACCTTCCAGATGGCGAATAATGTAGCGATCAAGATGAAGGAGTCGGGGGGTACGGCGAGGGATATACTCTCATTAAATATCTCTAATGTCATCACAATAGGAAATGACAGCTTAGCTACCAAGGTGACCGGCGACCTTACGGTTGCTGGCAACCTTCTGGCGGGGACTGCGAGCGATACGAGTGGAATTGCCCTGAAGAAGGATGGCGGCACGGGTTCGGTGGGATTGGATCTACACAACTCCGGCACGAACGCAGCCGACGATGTGCAGATCAATTTTGAGACTGAGGGGCAAATTGAGTGGGCTTGTGGTATCGACCGCACCACGGGCGACTGGATTCTAGGACGCAACGGCACTCTCGGCTCCAATGTCGGACTCACGCTCAGCAATGCTGCTACTCCGGTAGCAACCGTTAATAGCTTAGTTCTTTCTGGAAATATCACGATGGCCGATGACACATCCATCGGCATATCTGATTCAACCGAGAGAATAGAGTTTGATGGCGCTGGTGATATATCGGTTCTCGGTGCCGATCTCGGGGTCGGGCTCTCAGCCCCTGTACGACCCCTTCAGGTCGTTTTGGCGGACACCGAGATGGTCCATTTCGGGGGTTTGAGCACCAACGATGCTGGTGAATATTGTGGTATCGGGCTGGGACAAATTGATGCTTCGGGAGACTACAACAAGGTTTGCCTTGTATACGAGGGTAATGGTTCTGGAAGCTACTTCGGGAAGTTCCATGTCCTGAGTTCTTCCACGGCTGGTTCGGGGAACGCCACCCTCAGTAATATCGCGTTTACCATCGACAACCTTCAGAACACCGTCATCCCTGCTGCGAAGAAGCTCTACCTCGACGGGGCTGCTGGGGTGGGTGGAAATACATACATCTCTGAGTACGACGACAATAAGATAGAAATCGTGGCAAACGCCGTGCGCCAGATAGACATCATGGTGGACGAGACTATTTTTACCCAGGCGGCCACGTTTGAAGGGTCAGTGTCGAAGGCGAGCGGGTCGTTCAAGATTGACCACCCACTACCGGACAAGAAGGACACTCATCATCTCGTTCACAGCTTCCATGAGGGGCCGAGAGCTGATCTCTGGTATCGTGGCGAGATCGCACTTGTGAGCGGTTCTGCGACTGTGGATCTGGATGAGGCGGCTGGCATGAGCGGGGGGACTTGGGATCTACTCTGCCGTGACCCACAGGTATGGATTCAAAACGACACGGGATGGGATGCAGTCAGGGGTTCGGTCAGTGGCAGCACTCTTACGATTGAATGTTCCGAGGCAACCTCGACCGATACGGTAAGCTGGATGGTGGTAGCCGAACGCTGTGATCAACACATGATAGATACGGCTTGGACTGATTCTGAGGGTCGTGTCATCGTGGAGCCCGAGAAAGCTCCGGTAGTCTGATGGGCGAATTTTTGTCGTTGCTTGCTATCCCAGCGGCGGCTGGCGCTGCCTGGGCTGGAGTCAAGGCAGGACTCAACGGAGCTAGGCATTCTATCGTGCAGATGGAGCGCATCGTCAG